ATGGCTAAATACTCGGACGACCAAATCCTTAAGGAGTACCTGAAAAGGTTCGGTGGTAAAAACTTTGCCAGCCTTGAGGATTTAATCACAGCTAAGGAGGGGATGGGTTTAGAGACTGCCACCCCCTTGCAGCGTGCTATCTTTAGGATTGCTGACGGAAAGCCCCTGGGGCACCTGTCCAAGAACAAGGATGTGGCGCAGGCTCTTGGTATCTCCTGGGAGCAGCTAAGGAAGTTTCACTTAGGTGAGGCTCCGAGGGAGTTGGTTGTGTTGTCCGGTATCCGTACCGCTAAGTCTTTTATGTCGGCGGCTATTGCTATCTGGGCTAGCCAGACTTGTGATGTTGACCATTTAAGGGCTGGGGAGATCCCCCGGTACTCTATTGTCTCTTTGAATAAGGATTTAGCGCACGTTGTATTGAACCACCTTATGGGTTCTATCCTTGCGAGCCCCTCCCTGACCCGTTTAATATATGACCAGAAATCGGCCAAGAAATGGTTGGATAATGGCCGACCGGGAGCCGATGCCATTGTTCTCCGCCACCCCACTGGGCGCCCGGTTGAGATTAAGGTTGTTTCTGGGAAAAGGGCAGGGGCTTCGCTGGTTGCTCGTTGGTCTGCCGGGGTTACGTTTGACGAAGCTCCTCGTATGGCTGGCCAGGATTCTGCGGTTATTAACTTGGATGATTCACGAGCGGCGGTGGTTGGGCGTCTTCTCCCTGGTGCCTGCATCACCATGATCGGGTCCCCATGGGCTCCAATGGGTCCTGTATACAATATGGTACAGGAGCACATGGGGGACCCCAACCGAGAAAGAGTGGTGATTAAGGCACCGGGTCCCCTGCTAAATCCATACTGGTGGACCGACGAAAGATGCGAGCGCCTAAAGAAAGCAGACCCTACGGCCTATCGGACTGATGTTCTAGCTGAGTTTGTGGATATCGAAGAAAGCTTATTGAGCCAGTATCTTGACTCATCCACCAGGGAAGAGATGGTGCTAGCCCCGGCGGAAAACCAAGAGTACATCGCATCGATGGACCCCGGAACCAGGGCTAACGCGTGGACCTTAGTGATAGCTACGCGCAAAGGCAATAAAAAAATAATAGCCTACACTCAACAGTGGCAGGGTACGGCAATGGAACCTCTCCGCCCCCGCGAGGTGCTGAGGGAGGCCGCAGCAGCTTGTTTTAAGTACGGTATCTCTTGGGCGATTACAGACCAGTACGCAGCGGACGCATTAAAGGATTTGGCGGAGGCGCATGGGTTAGAGCTGGTTATCGAGCCATGGACAAGGCAGAACAAGACAGATTTGTTTATGGAGCTCCAGAGCCAGTTCCAGCAGGGGAACGTGGAAATACCGCCCGACCAGTACCTGGTAAAAGACCTGCGATTAGTGAAAAGACGTGTGACTCAAAGTGGGATTTCTATTATCTTCCCAGAGACGGCAGATAAAAGACACTGTGACTACGCGCCTGCGGTCGCTAGGGCTTTGGCAAGATGGATATCTGATGTTAGGATTGACCCACCTAAGCCAGGCGAAGAAGGTTATAGCAATTGGATATGCGACAGGATGCTGGAGCAAGAACTGCAAGAGATTAATTCTCCTGACGAATGGTGGGACAGATAAAAATTTAGTGTTATATTGCCCAAAGAGACGGAGATACTATGCCCTTTAAGTCAGAAGCACAGAGACGATGGATGCATGCTAATCAGCCGGAAATGGCGAAGCGGTGGGAAAAAGAAGAGAAGGACCCGAAGTACAAAAAGAAAAAAAAGATGCTTAAGGCGTTAGCCTCCGCAGCAAAAAGGAAAACCAATGGCTAGATATATCTTCGACGCTAAGGGAAATAAGCGAGAAGTAAAAGGGCACAAGCACCGATTTAGGAAAATGCCCGACAACATGAAAGGGCTTCCCGAAGAGCTAATCGGGACAGATATGGCGGACCCCGACAAGATTGACTTTCGGGATGCGCCACACGTAGTCGATGGGATTGTATCCGATTACTCTGAAAAGCAAGAGGCGTCCACGCCCTCGACAAAGAAAAAGCGTCGATGTGCCCAGCCAGGAGAGTACGTTCCTCTCAGCCAGTGGGAGATTGATGTGGTCCGAATGCGGGTGATTAAGACATCCGTGGACCGGTACATCGAGGAAGTTAAGCAAGGGATGCAGCCTAATTGGGGTGTTAAGCACCTTTGGTTCCCTGAAGACAACGTGAACCACTACTCGCTTAGGGATGGCAACCCTCCAGGGGATAGCCAACGGCCTAAACATATGCGACGATTTAGAGTCGAAATTGATATATTAAGTATCCCAGAATCGATTCAAACACTTCTAGAAGAGCAAAAAGAAGAAGAGGCGCTACTCAATGACTCATAAAACAATTATGGAAGTGCTTAAATGGGCACGCGAGAATAACGTGATGAAGATAAAGGTTGAAGGGGTTGAGGCGGAATTTGCCCCGGTGGCAGTAACCCCCGAAGACCTTGAATTGGCCGATAAGATGTATAATCAGAATGAACTGAACTCGTACATCAACTCGACACTGGAAGAACAAGATGAGAAGCGGAAGAAAAACGAAGCTCAAGAGCAAAAAGAGCATGAAGATATGATGTATTACTCTAGTTAAAAGGAGGCTCGTATGTTTTTTGGTGACGACCGAAAACACTGGTGGCTTAATAAGTCGGATGTATTCCGTTCTATTTTTGAAATTGTTGAACACTTAGATGAGAACCAGGTTTACCAAAGAGAGGCGAACCTCCATCACTTACGCCTGTATTCTAACAAACTGGCCCAAGGATTAAACGCTAGAGCATACGCTTTAAGTAGTCCGGGCGACAGGTTGCGGCTAAATGTTATTCGTTCAGTTGTCGACGCCGCCGTGGCTCATATTGCGACAAACCGCCCGCGCCCGGAGTATCTCACTATTGGTGGCGATTTCACTTTGCGACAAAGGGCTGAGTCTTTAGGAAAGTTTATTAACGGCCAGTTTTACGCCACAGACCAGTATGCCATGAGTCTGGACATCTTTAGAGATGCGGCAATCTTCGGAACCGGAATCGAAAAGATTTATGAGTACGGTAACAAGATTCACGCCGAAAGAGTTTTCCCGAATGAGATTTTGGTTGATGACCAAGAGTCCATGATGGGAGATCCTCGCAGCATCTACCAGCATAAGGAAATTGTTCGGGAGGTAGCCGCAAGCATTTGGCCGCAACATAAAGACAAAATCGAAGATGCAGCCGTCATAAGAAACGATGACCACGTTACCGACTACGGCGTTACGGACATGATTAGCTGTGTTGAGGCATGGCATCTGCCCTCTACCCCTGGAGCGAAAGACGGGCGCCATGTTATCTGCATCTCCAATGAGACATTGGTGGACGAGCCTTGGGAGAGAGACAACTTCCCATTCGCTATTTTCCGTTGGCAAAAGTCTCCCTTGGGGTTTTGGGGCTCTGGGATCGCGGAAGAGCTTTCGAGTATTCAGGTTGAAATCAATTACATTGCTAAAAAGATTCAAGACCACTTCACTGTATCCGCTGGTCAGATGTGGATGAAGAAGGGGTCAGGCGTACCCAACGGCTCTATTACCAACAAGGTATGGGCCATGAATACTTACCGGGACGCGCCACCTACGTTATTGGCACCAACTCCGGTTAACCCGATGTTTCTCCAATATCTAGACACGCTCTACAGTAGAGCGTTCCAACAGGTGGGGCTTTCGGAAATGGCCGCAACCTCGATTAAGCCAGCAGGGCTAAACAGTGGCCAAGCTCTCCGTACCTACAACGATATTGGCTCAAAGCGATTTATGCACGTAGGCCAGAACTGGGAGCGCTTCCACTTAGCAGTTGCGGAACAAATGAACGAAACCGCTAGAAAGATTACCAAGAAAGGCGGCGGCGCCATTAAGGTGTTGGCGGCTGGTGATAAAGCGGTTGAGCAAATCAACTTTAAGGAAGTCTCTATCAGCAAGGATATGTACACTATGCAGTGTGCTCCCGTTGGATACCTTGAGGGGACACCCGCCGGTAAGATTGCAGCACTCCGAGAGTTGGCCCAGGTAAGCCCCGAGTTTGCGTCGATGTCGGTTCACTTGCTCGACATCCCTGACTTGGACAAGATTAGATCCCTTATCAACGCTCCACTCGACATCGTGGACAAATTCATTGAGCGCATCTTGAAAGATGGGGAGTTTAGGGCGCCTGACCCAATGATGAACCTGGACCTAGCGCGTCAAAGAGCGACTCTAGCCTTGTTAAGGGCAGAAGTGGACAACACTCCTACAGATAGAGTTGAGTTGTTACGCCGATGGATTGTACAGGTTGATGACTTACAAGCCTTGGCGGAAGCGCCACCACCTATGCCGCCGGGAGCAGAAGGCCTGCCACCGGATGCAATGGGATTACCACCTGAAGCAATGGGGGCGCCCCCAGGGGCAGAGGGTCTGCCAATGGAACCGGCACCCCCAGGAGATATACCGCCAGGGGCTTTACCGCCTGGCTTAATGTAGAGGAAAACCATGAGTGAGCCAAATTTAGCAGAAATCTTAGAGTCCGTAACTGAGGCAGGAGCAGAAGCACCAGCACCGGAAGCTACCCCCGAAACCAGCGAGGCGAGTGGGACCGCCACAGAGGCATCTCCAGCAGAGGAGGCGCCAACCCCGCCAGAGGAACCCAAAGAACCGGACCATTTCGACCGGTCTTGGTCTGCGATTAAGGCAGCGGAAAAGCGCAACCTAGCGGAGCGCGGCGAGATTAAGGAGCAGCGCCGAGAGATGGAAAGCATGAGAGCCCAAATGGACTCCATGAAGGCGGACCTGGAAAGGTATCAGGGAGGGTTCAAAGAGAACCCTGTTGAGTTTATTGAAAATCAGGGCATGACTTTTGACGACTTGGCTAAGCGAGTAATCAACGATGGCGCGGCGTCCCCTGAAGAATTAATTCGCCGCAACAACGACAGAAGCAGCAGTGAGATTAAGCAGCTAAGGGAAGAGCTCTCAAAACAGAGAGACATCATCCAAGAGCAGGCCAATGAAAGACACATTCGAGAATACCAAAAAGACGTAAACACTGTTCTTCAAAACGAAGAATTTGAATTACTACGGGATTACCCGGACAGCGAGGCCCTGGTGTTTAACATGGCCTCGTCATACGCCTCCACACACGGAGAGGTGTTGACACCTACGGATGCTGCCCGTAGAATCCAAAGTGACATAATAGACCAATTAAAGAGCTTATCTAGAAACGCAGCGGTGCAGAAGCTGTTAGGGTTGCAGGAAGCAACCGGAAAAACAAAGAGCCCAGCAGTAGAAGCCAAGAGTCCATCCGGCGAGAAATCAGAACCAAACACTTTGACTAACGCATTAGCGGCTACACCAGCAGCAGAAGTGCCCGACATGACTAAGATGTCGGAGTACGAACTACTGAGAGAAGCGGCTAAATTAATTCCGTCTGATACTTGGACGGATTAGGGATTTAAAAAATGGCTACTACAGTTACCAATTTCGACGCAGCGTTGAAGCAGATTTATTCTTCTAGCAACCTGGCAAAAACAACTCTTTCCCGGCGACCTTTGTTGGCGATGCTTCCTAAGCGTTCCGACTTCGGCGGCAGAAACATGCCTATCGTAAATGTTTACGGTGACCCGCAAGGCCGAAGTGCGGATTTTGGGAATGCCCAGGGCACAAAAACCGGAGGCACCGCGCCAGCCAACCAAGTTAGCGTGGATGACTTTCTCTTAACCCGAGTTTCAAACTACTCAATTGCACAAGTCGGCTCAGAAGCAGCGGAAGCTTCTAAAGGCGATGCAATGGCTTTCCTTCAAGCTTTGAAGGCAAGCATTGACGGAGCGATGAACTCTCTGTCTAACTCTCTTGAAACTCAGCTTTTCCGAAGCGGTACCGGTTCCATTGGTACGGTTGGTCAAATCAACCCCGATAGTGATGGGAGTACCGATCTAGCGGCTCTTGGCGAAGAAGAAGACATTGCCAACTTTGATGTTAACCAGGTACTGGTTTTTAGTGCTACCGATGGAAGCAGCCTTAGAGCGGGCACGCTTGTCGTCAGTGCCGTTAACCGAAGCCTGGGAAGGGTTACAGTCGGCGCGGCGTACAGCACCGTGACAACTGACGGTGACTTTATTTATGCACAGGGTGATGCGGCAAACGGGGGGTCTAACGTTTGTATTAGTGGGCTTTCCGCATGGATCCCAGCGACCACGCCTGGCGGAAGTGATTCTTTTTTCGGTGTAAACCGTTCAGTGGATTCACGCCTCTATGGTCAGTTTACTGACCAAAGCGCGGCAGCAATTGAAGATGGACTAATCACTGCCGGTTCTCTTTCTGCCCGAGTTGGCGGAAACCCAAATGTCTGTTTCATTAACCACGTTCAGCAACGTAGCTTGATTCAGAACCTTCACAACTCACAGAACTATCAAACCGTGAATGCGACTACCCATAAAGGCGTAGTCTCTGACATTGGTTTCCGTTCTGTAGCC